ATCTAAATCAGCAGTACTTGTAACTCTATTTTGTACTTCGCTGCCAGTATATAAATGTGAATAGGCAGACAAATCTAATGTATTCATTTTCTCGTCACCTATCAAATCAAATAGCGTAACAATATCTCCGTAGAATGTCAGCGTGTAACTTTCAACACTACCATTTTTAAGATTAGATTTCTCTATTTGAATCTTACCCGTTCTAAAATTAGTTAGGTCAATTTCAATTTTTGCGTCTCGTCTAATCTGATGGTCGATTGTTGCGTTAACATCTGACTGATAAAAGTGCTGAAATATTTTGTTGTTAACAGTAGATGCTGGCACAGTAAACGATTGCGAAAAATCCGTAAATACCCTTGCAAAATCTTGAATATTTTGTACGGATGAATTTATCTCAATCTTCTCATCGTTGAATAATTCTAATCGTTTGCCTTCAATATATATTTGTACATCTCTCATTAAACTACAGAATTAATTATATCGTTTGCAATATCGAATGTCATCTCGTAATTAATCATTTTGGTATTTATTGACTTGAATAACTCGGTGCTTTTCGTGTTCATTTTAGCAGGTCTGTCGTTAACCAAAATCCTATCTGAAAGCATCAATTGCTTAATAGTTTCTGCGTAATCCTCGCTTACCCAATCGGTGTTGCATTTAATTGTCTCTTTTCCGTTAGTATTGAATGTTCTTCTTTGCCCTTCAAATTTTGAGTAGCTAACTAAATTCGTTTGCAGTAAATTGTACTCCGATGTTTCTACGTTAATATTGGTATTCGATGCTTTAAAGAAGAATTCACGTTGCCATGCTCCATATCGGTTAATGAAATCCACAACAACTGGCTCGTATCTACATTCTGTTTTAGGCTTAAAAGTTGCAGTCCAAACAACCGCATCTGTATCGTCTAAAATCTCTACCTTATTACCAACTGCCAACCAACCCGGAAACACTCTATATGTGTCAATTACCGCACTTGTTGTAATACTGTAGTCTTCCGTTGCTGATGTAGCTAAATTTGTACGCATAATCTTATACCCACTCGTTGCATCTAACGTAATGCTGCCTGCTCGTTTTAAAAAGTCAGTTGCTAAATTGGCAGTTGAATCGTAGTTATAGTAGTACGTTTTTTGGTCTAACAAATACTCGCCTAAATTTGGATTATAGCCTTGTTCGTAATAGCCATATCCATCAAATGCTTTGTATGTTGTAGTATCAAGTAAATTCTTTGTACCTACTACTACTTTATAACGCTTAACCACGACATTGCAATACTCTAAATAAGGAGTTGCAGCGTTATTTTGATTGTATACATTACTAAATGCATTGTGCTTTATGTATTCCCTAACATACTCTGATATATCGTAAGTCGTTTGAAAATTCGTGCTTGACGGAATTAATTTCGATAGCTGATAAGTTGGTAACGTTGGTTGCGTATCATTTGCATTCCAAATAAATAGTTGGATATAACTCCCCGTTTGTCCGATTTCATTTACCTCAATTATATAAGGCGATTTTACAAATATATTGCTCATTTCTTTGTGATTGTTTCTTTCATTATTGAATCAAATAATTGTTCGGCATCTAATCCGTATTTATCCACCAATACATCAGGCAGTTTCTTAAATGCTTTCTCAAATGGTTTAGTAAAAAATAGGCTCGGTTTAATTCCTTTATTCCAAATAGAACGAACAATGGCATTAACTAAAGATTTCTGTGTAATGAATTTACCTTTCTTATCTCTACCTTTTATTCCTTTTATTCTTACCCACTTTTCAATGCCGCTTGTTAAACCACCTTTAGGACCTGAACCTGTACCGAATCTAAATCCACTTTCGCTTCTGCCACTCTTAACACCTTTTACCCCTCTATCCTGAAAATATCCATATGCCTCCATTTGAAAGTACATACTAATTGAATTAGGCATTTCCTTAACTTGTCCGGTAATAGACTGCGATAACTTTCCAGTACTATCTTTACCCATTGATTTCAAGTTAGCCTTTGCTTCGTTAACTATCGTATCTCGAAATTTATTAAGTGCCTTTTGAGTTTCGGTCATTTTAACAGATTGTCATTTCGTTAGGAACTAATACATCGAATGTCATTGTCCATCCTGCGAGTAGATTCTCAAATCGTTCTGTAAATGGCTCACAACTTGGATTGCCATCTACAACAAAATTATCGTCGTACATATCACCTCGTCTTAACATCTCATACGCACGATTTAATACCGCTAATTGTGTATGTAAAACATCCTGCTCATTATCGTTACCAATGAATATATCTGTAGCTTCTGACTTTGAGATATCCACAATATCCATTGCAATAATAGATACATTGAAACGAACTACATTTGATTCAAAGTTAGCTGAATTTACCATGATGTGAATCAATGGAAATATAGTCTGCTTACCTAAATCCACTTTAAATATGTCGCCATCAGTTATTGTATTCACGATTACGTCAGCATCAAAATGCGCCTTTAAATCGTTCAGTACTTTATAGTAATTTGTCATTATCTTTTGTTTAAATGCTTGTTAAGTTGCCTTTGTTCAATTTCGGTTTTCTGCTTTTCGAAGGTGAGATATGTGAGACATTGAGTAAGTTTGTATCCGGTGACAATGTCAAACTTTGTAATGTCTGATTGAGCGAGGCAAAATATTGATTGATACCAACCCCATTGCTTCCCAAATTGAGCTTGCTCTGAAAAGTCGCTTGAAAATCCTTGTTCATCTGAACTTGTAGAGTTAAATAAGTAATCGTAGCCTGCAATAATTCTTTTCCTAAAGTCCAAAAAAAAACCGAAGATGCTAACACGATATCAAGTGGTGCAAACTTCATTAATTCTTGCATATCAGGATTGGGATTATAGTCTATTATTTCGTATTTACCTTTGAAATTCTTGGTAACTGGTCTATACATAACTGCCATTGCTTTGTGATATGTTTCCCAATCGTTTAAATGCGATTCTAAATCCACATATTCGCCCAATGTTATGTCTTCCAAGTTCGTTATAAATCCAAACTCCTGATTTCCTATCTTAAATGTAGGTTGAAATTTAGATTTTGTGTCAAATAGTTCTGCAAAATGTACTATCAATTCGTTTATTGTAGTAAGTTTCATCTTAACTACATCCTTAAGTTCAATACCGCAGAAGATTTCAATCATTTTCTGTGCGATAAATTCCTCGTCATTGCTATTTTTTTGCATCTTCAGGAAGTCCTGATAGTGCTTTAACGGAATTTCACTTAAAGATGTTGGTATAATTAATTCGACCTTCATATTATTATAATTAAGTTTTTGATTTATTGTTGTAAGCAAATGCGACATCGTATGCAGCAGCTAACATTTTGAAATGTAAATGCATTCTCATCATGTCATCGAATATGATTGTTATCCATATTCCTTTCTTATCGAATATATACTGCTCAACTACTCGTTTCATATGTGGTAAATCGTCTGTCATCTTATGTGGTATTGTTTATGGAATGGATTATCTAACTGGTAACCTACCGCATATCGAATAGCATCAAGTGCGTGGTTATGTTTGTCTATTGGTGTTTTGCTTTTACGCTCAAGCCAAGAATAGTTGTTTAGTTCTTTAATCAAATCTATTGAGTCTTCGTCTACTATTAAGTCATAATCTTGCAGTAAACTAATGCCATACGTTACACTTCCTTGCCCTTTAATTGCCTCCATTATATTAAGACCTTTATCACGCAATTCGTTTATTAAACGTGGTTCTGCTGAATCCGCCACAATTAGGCAGTCATTCGCTATTGATTTATTAAGTCTATAAATATCGGATGTGGTTAAGCCAGTTTGGTAAAGGTGTAATTTCAGGTAGATAACTTTATTAACCGAATCTATTGAAGTCGCCACCAATGTTGTAGGGTCTGCGCTAAATCCAAAATCCTGCCCATATACAACGCTTCCAACATCCTTGAATTTACCTATTGTCCAATTGCTGAAAATCACACCCTCGGCACGATTCAACCAACCCCCGAGAATTTGATGCTGATACTTATCCGGTCTCCTTTCTTTAATCGTTTCTATTTGCGATAAGAATGATTCGGATAGGTTATGTATATTATCGAAGTAAGTTGTATGTATGTACGTTGTATCTCCTTTAATCGTATTCGCACCACCCTCAATTCCTTTACCCTCAAAGAATCGTTGGTATATAAAATGCTCTTTGGTAGCAGGATTTAGAATAAGTATAACCCTATTCTGTTTAGTCTTATGCCGGATGGATAAATCTATTTTATCGAATGTATCTTCGTCTGTCAATTCTTCCGCCTCATCTAATACAAATGTAGTTACACCTTGCAATGATTTTAAGTTAGCCGTTTGTGTTCCTGAACTTGTTTTAATTCCCTTGAATATAATCTTACTTCCGGTCTTTATGTTTAGAATCTCATCCTTTGTGACTGCGAAATCGTTAGCCATTCCGAGCAGTTCAATCTTCTCTATAAATTCAGGAATAATACTGACGTGTGCCGATACTAACGTATAACGTGTGAATAGAATAATATGTCCTGATTCCCTTGTAAGCAAACTTAAGAATGTAGTTATACTAAAAGACTTAGAGCTTCCTCTACCGCCAGTTATTATAAAGTACCTTGAATCAGAACCTAAATTATCGTACTTATTACTTATCGTTACCAACTTTGAAATAGTCTTTTATATTGAAATCGTTTACATTTAATGTCGTTTCAACTGTTTCTTTAGGCTTACCAAAAATATGTTCTGCTACAAAGATTTGTCCTCGTTGTGAATCTAATAAATCTACTATAAAACTAACTTTATTTTCGTCGTCAGTATCTTGCTTGTAAAGGACTTTAAGTGCCTGAACGAACAATGTATTAACCTTTGCTTCTTCTACCTTTGTTTTGCGTCCTGCTGTAGTGTGACCGCCATTATTCTTTCGCTTATCTTCCATAATTAAAAAAGCAATTATTATTAATTCTCACTATAAACCATCTCGTAGAAAATCTTACTACTCACTTGATTCAATTCAATTGTTTTAACATCACTATAATAAACCATATATGCCACATCAGCAACTTTCAATGTAGCTTTAAGTTTTGCCCATTCTTTCATGTGCAATTTATCGTTTATTACTGCAATGTAGTATCTCATTCAGCAGTATCTTCATAAGTTAGCATAACTGTCTTCAATTGGTCTACCATATCCTTCAAACAACTTGAACAATTTGAAGGCTCATTTCGTTGTTGAAATATTCGGTTATAAATTGCTAAAATTTGCGATTGGTCACTTGGAATTACTTGATTTGTTTTCGTTTCAATCCAAGCCTTTAGCCATTCGTATTCTGTTTCGGTTAAACATAATGGTTTCTTATATGGAAACAATGCATTAAGTTTTTCCTTTCTTGCATCACATCCACAGTCTTCACCTAATAAGAATTTAGCCACCTTATCTATTCCGGTAGCTTTTAAAACGGATTCTACTGTATCACCTAATCCTTTTGCTTGTATTTTTTTCGGTCTTGCCATATCTATATAATTAAATTTTTGTGTTTTTGTTTAATACTCGTTGCATATCTAAAATGTAATAATATTGCTCTACTACATTTTCATCTTTACTACTTGATTCGATTCGGTCTTGCAACGTTAAAAAATCGATTGCTCCACTTTGAATCGTTTCATAATGAACTGATTTTCTGCCAAAGAAATTAGTATTATAAT